AGTATAAGCAAAAAGGACCTAGTAAAGCACCAAGCCTGCCAAGCAGGAGTAGACCTGTTCCTAAACATCCTGTGTAGTATCGAGGATGCGCCCAAGGAACTGGGTCTAAAGGTACAGGGGGACACATTAATAGTTCCAGAATGGACCCAGGCACATACCGTTTGGCTTCTAAGGAACTACCATACATTTGAAGCATGGTTAATGTGTACAGCTTTGATTCCCAGGGCCGATCTGTCCATGGCCAATCTGCAAGGGGCCGATCTGAAAGGGGCCGATCTGTCCAGGGCCTATCTGGTCGGGGCCGATCTGTCCAGGGCCGATCTGTCCATGGCCTATCTGCAAGGGGCCTATCTGCAAGGGGCCAATCTGGAAAGGGCCTATCTGCAAGGGGCCTATCTGTCCAGGGCCAATCTGTCCAGGGCCTATCTGGTCGGGGCCGATCTGGTCGGGGCAAATCTGGGTGGGGCCGATCTGGTCGGGGCCGATCTGGGTGAGGCCAATCTGGTCGGGGCCAATCTGTACTTGGCCAATCTGTCCGGGGCCAATCTGGTCGGGGCCTATCGTGGCAGTTCAGAACCTATCCCAGGTTGGAAAACGAATAGTAGTGGGTACTTGGAAAAGGGGCAAAGAACATGAATCCTGCCTCAACCCCTCCAAGTCCCTACATCCTTCCCACGGACTCAGAGGAACGCAAAGACATACCCATCTTTTCCGGGGTTCTAAATTACTTCCCCCTGGCCATTGCTGCCGTTGCCCGTTTGTCCAGGGCCGGGAACGATAAGCACAACCCTGGGCAGCCTTTGCACTGGTCCAGGGACAAGAGCACGGACCATTCCGATTGCGTGGCCAGGCACCTGATCGATGTAGAGACCCTGGACCCCGTAACAGGCGAGCACGAGGACGCTAAGGCCCTGGCCTGGCGTGCACTTGCCCTGTTACAGGTCCTAGAGGAGAAGCGATTGGGTAAGCCCATGTCCAGGGGGTCCAAGTGAGGAGACTTAGGAAATTGTATGATGTGGACGGGGTTTTAGCGGACTTTATAGGGGGACTGTGCAAAGGCAGCGGGGGTCTTTACAGGCATATTACCCCAGAAAAGGTTACATCATATGACTTCGAGGATTGTTTACCCTTTGCCGTGGTAGAGGACTGGCGCCACCAGATGCTTATGGATGGTTTCGCCCTATCCCTTCCCGTGTACCCCCAGGCCCGGGAACAGGTCCAAACTTACCTGGATTCCGGGTACGATGTGGTGTACGTGACCAAACCCTACCGCCCTAGCCGGACCTGGGCCTATGACCGTTTGGAGTGGTTGGACAAGTACATGCCCAAGGCACCCGTGGTCATGACCGGGCATAAGCACCTGATAAAGGGGGATATCCTGGTAGAGGACCATCCCGGTAACTTGGCCGAATGGCTGGACCACCATCCCACGGGCATGGGTGTGCTTGTGGACCGTCCTTGGAACCAAAGCGTAGGTAAATTAGAGCAGTATCCGAATTGGCATAGGAGCGTTTCGTAAGTCCTATGCGCGCGCGGACTTCTAGCGAACAGAGGAATCATGAGCGGACATGCAAAGCCACCCTTCACCGTAGGCATCGAAGACCTGACGTGCCCTGTGTGCGACAACGAGAGCAGTATCTATGTGCGTGAGGACGTAGAGCACGACCCCGACCAACGCGCGGGGGCTATGTGCGACGACTGCGGCGCTCATCTCTCGGTGAGTGTCGAAATGCAGCCGTACTTTGGGGACCCAAAGGTTGTTTCCGGAGTTTGAATTTACAGCGCCTGCGCCCAGGGACGGATGGTGATAAGTGGTCGTGATCGTCGATACGCTGCGCGCGAGGGCATAATACCAAGCCCTTGACAGTGCATTTTACATACCTATCAACAGGGTATGCCCCTTACACCCGACCTACCGCCTGAACCACCGAGAAGGTGGCTTCTATGCCCTTAACACCCGACCTGGCCCGACGTTTGGGTCGCATGTTCGTAGGGGGTGCGGCTGCCTGGGATGCATATAAGGAAGGCCCTAACCCGGATCAAGCCCTTAATAAGATCGTCCGGGATAATGAGCCTTTCATTCGTAAGACCGTGGAAGCCATGTTTGCCCGTGGTCTACTGTCGCCACTGGCATCATGCATGGATCTAAGCGTGGATGACCTTATGCAGGCCGGGAGGATTGCCTATACTAAGGCCCTGAGCAAGTTTGACCCGACCAAGGGCGCGTTGCCACCCTATGCCAAGAAATGGGTAGTCAATGAGGTTGCCCGTACTGCAGCCAATTCAAGTACCATACATAAGCCGGCCAACGTAGGTATCAAGGCCAGCATCTTGCGCAAGGCCGAAGCAATACAAAGCCAGTACGGACGGGAAGCCACGCCCGCGGAAATGGGTGTTACGGATGCACAGTATCTGCAGTGGAAGCGGGAAGCTACCGTGGTGCCCCTGGAATTGTCGGACCCGCACTCAGCAGAGCATGGGGTTGGGCCAATAGACTTCCTTTCCATAGATGCGCCTAGCCCTGAGGACATGACCACGTTTCGGGAACTGGCAGATTTGGTAATGCAGCTGCCAGAGCCATGCCGTGGTGTGGTCAAGTGTCTATTCTGGGAGGATAAGACCCTAGATCAAACGGCTGCAGAGCTTAGGATTTCCGTCGAGCGCGTGAAGGGGTTAAAGACCATTGCTCTTGGTCATTTACTGGCCTTTATGGACCAGGACCCGGGGCCACTGTAATAGGTACACTCTTAGTGTATGACTACTAGACGCAATTCCACTCACAACGGAGTGGATATGATAGACCTAGAGAGGGCCTTACTTCCTACCAGCTTGCACGCTTTTATACAAAAGGCCTGGCATGTAACACAATCGGACCCGTATCAGGATAATTGGCACATCGCCTGCATATCAGAGCACTTAGAGGATGTTACAGCAGGACGTATCAAGAATCTGGTAATCAACATTCCACCAGCCTGCATGAAGACCCTAACGGTTTCTATGTATTGGCCTGTATGGGAATGGCTCACTAAACCTACAAGTGGATTTATTGCAGCCTCCTATGATGCTACCCTCACACTTAGGACGTCCAGGGAAACGATACGCCTTATCCAATCGCCATGGTTTCAAAAACGCTGGCCCCTGAAATTGCGTGGTGATGCTGGGACTGAGTACTTGAACACCGATGGCGGTTTTCGATTCAATACATCTATCCAGGGTAAGGTTACAGGACGTCACTGTACGAGGGCAATCATAGATGACCCCCTGAAGCCACAGACAGTATCCAAGATTACCCTTGATGGATGCGAGCGTTGGTGGCGTGAAAGTTTGCAGACACGATTTAAGAACCCGCAGGACCGTAGCATTTGCATAATTATGCAACGCCTTCACGAAAGAGACCTATCTGCCATAGCCGTTGCCGAAGGTTACGAACACCTTAAGCTCCCGATGCGTTGGGAACCCGCCGCTTATTCGGTACCCGATAGGGATAACGGCTGGGCGCTGGATGCAGGGGTAACCTACAGTAAAGATGGTGATTTGCTTTGGCCAAAACGCTTTAGCAAAGGCCGTTTGGACGACATGGAAAAGACCATGGGTAGTCAAGCAACTGCGGCCCAGCACCAGCAACGCCCAGTGCCGGCTGGTGGTTTGATTTTTAGGCAAGAATGGTTTCAACACTGGAACAGCTTGCCACCCAGGTTTGATAAAGTGTGTTCGTCCTGGGATTGTGCATTTAAGGGTACAGAGGATAGTGATTACGTTGTAGGTCAGGTCTGGGGGAAGTATAATGCGGATTTCTACTTATTGGACCAGTACCGGGCAAGGGCCAATTTCCCTGATACGATTAGAGCCATCCGGGGAATGGCTAAGAAGTGGCCCAAAGCCACGGCGCACTATGTCGAGGACCGCGCCAACGGCAGCGCAGTCATAGATACTTTGAAACGCAGCATTACGGGCATGATTCCAGTAGACCCAGAAGGTGGAAAGGAGTCCCGTGCTAACAATGTGGCGGACGCTTTCGAGTCCCTAAATGTATGGCTGCCCCCTTCTACACAAGGGAATGGGTGGGTGGAGGATTTCAAAGTGGAACTACTCGCATTCCCCCTTGGAGCACATGACGATCAAACGGATGCCTGTACACAGGCCTTGACCCAGTTACGTAAACGTGTCAGTATGCATGCGGCAATGGAGAACCTACGTAAGGACGGCTTGGAGGGCTGGTTTGGTACGGGTACCGGTGGTCCCGTGTCCGGGTTATGACTCGTCATCGAAATTGATCACTGGTATTGCAAGGCACCGACACAAAACGTCTTCCCCCGGATTATTTCTCTCTCCGTCCTTGGTCGTTACCGGGGGATCTGCATAAGTCTGCGTTGTGCCTTCTAGGGCCGCGTGCATGGGCCGTACACGCTCGTCCAGGCTAGTAGACCACGTGTAGGACGTTACCCCTGCGTTCTGCTGTCTCGTTTGGCTTAATTGGCTATTAAGCTTAAGGGTCTGGTCCCGGGCAATCCTCTCCGCGTCCCAGTCACTGGACCCGGCCACGTCCTGCAATTGCTTGGCAAGTCCTTCTACGCGAACGTGTAGATTGTCCGGGTCCTCAATAACTTGGCGGACCTTGTCCAGGTACTTCTCAGAACCCTTGGTCATAAGGTCCAGATTCGTGGTACGGAAGTTGGCTATATCGT